GTAGCATTACCTGTTGGAGATGATTGGTCGTCATTTTGGATCATAGCAATACCTTCTTGCTGACTAAATTCCAAAAGCATATCATCCACAACATTGGACTCTAAGCCATCGATGTCATCAAGTGCGGCTGTACGGATTGGGAACTGGACATTAATATCTTGCAAAACTAATTGCCAAATATTTGTGTTTTCAGTAGTAGGTGCACCGTTGTTTTGGATTGCATAACCCCATTGAGCACCAGCGTTTCCTGTCTTAGCACGGAACTGGTAAACAGAACCATCAGTAGTTACATTGCGTGAAACTCCACGGAGTGGATTCATCAAACGCATTTTGTGGAATACAGGATCGTAGGCTGTACGACCACCGACATTGTAACCGCCACCATAACCAGCTGGATTACCGATTTGTGAGCCATCTTCTTTTAAGTAGGCTTGATATTGTGATTCATCTTCAAACATGACGAATTCTTTTTCAAGACGACCTTTTTTAACCATCTTCTTCAACTGCTCAGTAACTAGACGATTAACATCTTGCTTTACTGATTTAGCTGGAGAACGCATGATTTCAGGAGCTTGCACTTGTGAAATTTTGGTTTCTAAAGCAATAACCTTTTCAGAGAATTCCACTTTAGCGGCTTCAACTGCGGCAACTGCTTCTTCTTTTACTGCTTGGATTTTGGCTTCGTTAGATACTTCAATAGCATCTAGCTTTTCCGTGATTTGCTCAATCATAATAATTCCTTTATTTGATGCGTTTAGATAATGCTTTCTTAATCTCTCTTAGCTCTAGAGCTTTAAGGATTTCGTCAGCTTCATTTACCACCGCTTCCAATTCACTTGGTTGTGGGGTTTCTTTAATAATCTTCTTGGTAGCATCACGCAACTCTAGAATTTTTTTAAAGACGGAAGATGCGGTGGTCGCACCCTTCTTGGAAAGTCCTGCCTCACGCAAGGCTTCCTCAACTAATCTAGGGTTAAGATGCCCTTCAGCATCAAAACACTCTAATTTATGGATTTCAGCATTTGGATTATTTGGATACATAACAACTGAAACTTCACGCAAACCACCTTTAGTGATTTGGAAAAAAGATTCTTCATCATTATCATCATCTGTGGGGTCTCCGTATTGATCAACAAATTGGGCTTCATCTGCATAAGCACCAACAGAAACTCCACCAAAAAGATTTGGAGAGTTTTTTAATACTTCATATAAATCTGAACCAGTCGTGGTATTCATAAAGAGTTCGCCTTTAGCAAGCATTCCTTCTTTATCAAAATTAAATTCTGTCCATTGACCAACAGGCATACCCATATCATTATGATTTAAAAACATAGGTAAAGGTTTACCGCTTTTAGCAAACTCATTAGCCCAATCTGAAAAACCTTCAGGCTGATAATTAAACTTTCTACCATCGGCACCTTCTCTGGCACCCCAAGTAGTTACTCTAGCTTCAAGTTGACCGCTTGGATCTTCCTGAGATAACTTGCTGAGTTTTAGCTTTGCTTCGCAGATTAGGTTTAGGTTCTGATTCATTTATAGTCCCATTGTTAATAGCCTGATTATTATCTTGTATTTTTGGGGACTTAACAGATTTTTTTGGTAGTTTAACATTACTTTTATGAATCTGGTAACCAAATAACCCAATTATTTTATTAACTGTTTTCATGTTTTCCCTATATTCATTTTTTTTGTTTGATTGCCGCCACCGCCACCAGTATCTTGCGGAGAACTACTTGGTAATGGTTCAACTTTAGCAGTTTTTGATCCGATTGGTACATTTGTTGATTGAATAGCCGCAGTATTAACCGATAATAATTCATCAGCACCATCCAATTTAGGCATATTCATATATTGTCTAGCTTCATTAGGAGTCATAATACCACCAGCAACTCCAGCATTAACAAAATTCATTTGATCTAATGCCGCACCTTTTAAGAAATCTTTAGTATCAAATCGAATAGAAAGATTAGGATAACCTTTTAATAAAGATTGTTTAAATTTCTGTTCAATACTAATAATCATTGGATACATCGTAGTCTTATAAAACTCATCCAGCAAGGTTTGAGTATTATTAAATTTACCAGCCGCCAAACCTAGCATCTGTGGTGGCACACCAAATAACGCACAAATCCTTGTAATAGTCTGTTCTTTTAATTTAGCGGCATCCGCATCTTGAAGTGAAAGCATTTTAACGGCTTCATATTTCATTCCGTTATCTAACATAATACTTTGACCAGGCTTGCTTAAATCGGTAGGTCTAGAGCCTGTCATACTTGCCCAAGCCTCTTTTAATCGAGCGGCAATTTCTTTATATTTCACATCAGGGATAACTTGATCTGTAATAAACATACCGCTAGGTTTTGCACCATTCTGCATTACATAGTTGGCATATAAATCAATATCTTGATCTAGGGCAACCAATTCAGTCGCCAAAATTCCTTTATTAAAACCAGCACTTCCTTGCCATGCCGCTTCAGAAATATGAATAACTTGGTGCGATGCAAGAGGTTCATCACGATTAAATCCATAAGAAGGGGTAGAAAGGCGATAAGTAGGGTATCTAGCTGGATTCATTTGCGTAGTAATTAGCGTAGAATCCAAGTTATATAACTCTATAGGGGTTTGAGAAGCATCTTCTTGGTCTTTACGGAAAAGCAAAGTAAATGTTTCGCCAGATAGTAACTGCCACATAGTCCATTGATACCAGAACTCATATTGGCTTTGAAAGTTATTAGGTTCTTTTAAAAGATTCTTAACTTGCTTTGCTTTAATCTTATCTCTTGAACCAGCTTTATCAGATTGAAGGGCATCTACAAAAGTGCCATCATCTGTTTCATAAGCAATATAAATCGAGCATTGAGATAAAGCTCTAGCAATTACTCCTACGCAACTCATTACTGTGCTGTTTCTAGTCAGCACGGACATATCTACAATACGACCAGCATTAGTCGTAGAGCTTGTAGTTACATATAAAAGCTGAAAATTAGCACCGCCCTTGCCGTCTTGGGTCTGGCGAACAATCTGGTTACCTAATTGGGTTTGACCAAATAGAGTGTTATTTTCTTTTGCTATTGTTTTCTTAGTGCGGAAAATGTCTAAAACACCCATATAAACCCCCAATTTTTTTACGATATTACCTTAAAAACTGCGAAATCCAAAGCTATTCGATGTAAACGGATTATCTAATGAACAATGTGCCGCAATAATCATAGCAATTATGCCATCAACTTTAGCAGATTTGTCAGCTTCGTTTTTTCTTATTTTTATATTACCATTCACATCTTCATATACTTCGCAGTTACCTAATTGCCATCCTAAAAACGGATTGCCATTATGTTTTATCTGTTGATTTAATATCAGTTTCTCTACATATTTTGATGGATTTGATAATACAGCCATACCTTGTCCCACTTTTTTTACTGGAACTCCATTGTCATGTAGCCTTGCCACTAAAGATGCCGCATTATAAGCATCGTAGCCTACTTCTTTAATATCATACTTCTCCGATTGTTGCATAATATAGGCAGAAATCTCCCTATCATCCATTACATTACCTTCTGTTAATCTGAGAATACCTGAGTCCACCGCAACTCTAAATATATCTTGATAATGTTTTGGGATAATTTCATAACCAACTTCAGGCAAAAAGAATTGAAACTCAGCTCTATAGTCTAATTCTCCGTAACGCTTTAAAGTACATACTGCGTTTAAATCCCTTGTTGCCGCTAAGTCAAATCCAATAAAGACTGCTTCAGGAGTTCTTCCATCATCTTCTTCAGTTGCTTTATCCCACATTGATCTATCTAGCCAAGCAGTATTAGCACTAACATATATATTAAGTGTTTTACATAGGAACTCATTTAATACTGCTGGTTTGTATTTAGCTTCTTCTGCTCTTTGTGCAATAGCATCTTCAAAGACTGAAATTCCGTGCATAGGATTAGCTTTAGCCCATATTTTTGGATCTCTCCAATCGTCTTGTGGGTCTAAGCCGTATAAAAGTCCAAACCATCTAGGATTATCTGTAGCATCTCCATAAAGCATTGATTGATACATAGACATATCTTCATAGAATTTTGTATCCTTTGTAAAGCTGGCAGTTGTAATATATATCCGTAATGGATTTTGTCTTGCTACCATCCCTGAATGTAATACTTCTATTGAGTTTCTATCCACGATTTGTGCCGCCTCATCGACTATGACACAAGAAGCGTTTTTGCCGTCACCTGTTTTTTTCGTATCTCTAGATAGAGCTTTAAACATTGACTGAGAATCGCCTGTTTTTTTTACTTCGTAACGACTGACATTAAATAGAGTTGATAGATCGGAAGGCATAGATTCTACAAATCCTTTTGCCGCATCAAATACAATAGTTGCCTGTTCTCTATTAGTAGCTAATGTAAAGACTTCTGCTCCAGCTTCACCGCATAAAAGTTCGTAGAGTGCGATTGCCGCAGTTAAAGTTGATTTACCAGCCTTACGAGGAATAAATAGTATTACATCCGTTACCATTCTTTTATTCTGATCTTTTTTTCCTCTGAAGCCATAAACAGCACAAATAAGAAGAATTTGAAAAGGATCAAGATCAATAGGTTCGCCAGCTTGTGGACCCTTTGTATGTCTTAGATTAGAAGCAAATGAAAGAAAGTGCTGAGGAACTCTCTCATCGAATACCCATTCCCATTCTTTATTTTCGTATTGATTAATAAAGCGTTGGCAAGCTAAACGAATATCTCGACAAACATTAATTTCGCCTTTAATTACATCGTGAGCATATTCCAGCCCAGATTCCCATCTCATGAAGCAAATGGTCCTTTAAGGAATTTAGCGACAGGAGAGTTATCTTCCATCTTTCCTGAAGATAGCCGACTTCTAGGGGTAAGCCCTAATTCATTCATTAATTGAATAATAAGAGTTGTTGTTTTATTTCGAATACTCAGCCACGGACTAGGTGCGAGAGTCGCATTGTTATTTTGAGGAATTACTAGACGGCTTTTCCGTTTGCCATCTTTATCGGTTACTTTAAGCATTAACGAGCAGTCAACATAGGTTTCTACATGATCTGCAAGAATAGATAAAGCGTGTTTATCTTGGTCGTTACCGATGCCGTATACCGAATAAAGAAAGTCGGCAGTTTCTTCAATAAACTTTTGTTTGTTCCAGCCTTCAGGATTATCTAACCATTCTGCGGTAGGAATTCTTTTTTTAATGGATTCAGGCAGACTTGCCATATCTCGGCTTCTGCTTTTAGTTCCATCGATTAAGTGGAGTTCTGGCGGTTTTTTGTTCATGGAAGGAATATTACATCTATGACCCCCCCTTCGTCAAATTACTTTGCGAGTAATTATATCTCGCGTTGCTTAATTAGCTCTTTCGGAATTTTTAAGTTTCAACTCTAAAGATTACTTTGCGACATAGCTAGGGCATAGTCAGCGACTCGATAGACCTTTAATTCCTTATCGTAGTGCTCTACTATGTCCCTCTGTTCTAATGCCGTCTTATGACTATGGCACTCAGGGCATAGGCTCTGCCAGATGTTTCTTTTAAAGGCTTCCTTACCTATCTTAGTCCACGGAAATAGGTGATCGACAACTGTTGCCTGTGTTACTACCCCTCTAATAAGGCATGATCCGCATAGAGGAGATCGGCTTAATTGGATTCGTTTAGTTATCTTCCAAAAGGGCGATTGGTATTCCTTCATCGCTTCATATCTATTTTGGCTAATCTCTTTGGGTTTACCCCTATGTAATAGACAGAACGATCCTTTACCTTCTCTTACTTCCTTACAGCCTAATTGAGCACACTTAGTATAGATTGGTACTGAAGGCATTACGAGGTAGGATCTTCTACTATATGTATTGGATTGTTATCGATCCATATATCTATATTCAAACCTATAGACTTACAGTAATCCATCTTAGCTTTACCCATTGTGAAGATAATATGGTCTTTATCTAATACTTTACCAATACTATCCATTAGTTTTTCGTTTTGCTTTTCACCCACATGATGAGTAACGCAATAAACTTCCCACTTTCTCATCCATGCCATATAG